AACTATTAATGCTCGCTTAAAGAGGTTAGAACAAATCTTAATGGGTGCTTGTGGCTTCATCATCGTTACTCTACTAGCGATTGTTCTAAAGCTATGAGAAACTTAACCTACTTTTTAGTTGGTTTAGCTCTAGGTGGTTTTGTCTGTGTAGCTATGGCTCAACCTATAGTCACAGAATCTACTGCTCGTACAAGAGTAGAATCTCCACCACCTAGTGCTATATCTCCTAATATCACGACTATTAACAATCGAATCTGTTCTACAGGTGTATCTGCTGCTATTCAGACACAGATTCTAGGTATCTCTACAGGAACTACAGTACGAGACGCTAATTGCGAATTAGTCTTATTAGCAGAAACTCTGTTTAATATGCAGATGAAAACTGCTGCGGTCACCATTCTTTGCCAAGATAATCGTGTATTTTGGGCTATGTGGAACGCTGGTACATTCTGCCCGATTGATGGAAAAGTGGGGCTAGAAGCTAAGGTTGTTTGGGAAAACTCCGAAAAACTACCTAAAAAGCCATGAAGTTACTGCTAATACTGTTGTTTTTTTGCAACATAGTTAGCGCCCAAGTAAGAACCCATAATATCTCAGACGATGGCTATGCCCATGTCCCATTGCAATTTCCTTTTCCTTTGCATGGTAGGGTTTTTACTGATTCGTTTATGTATTCTAATGGAGTCGTAGGATTTGGCTCTGTAAACAATCATTGGTGCTGTTCAGGCTACGATTTAGCTACAAGTAGTGGTTACCAGTTCAACTACTCAATAATGGGCTTACAGACCGATTTAATCAATTATGGAAGTGGTCGGTTTTTATCAGAAGGAACTCCACAGTATCAGAGGTATATGTGGGAAAATATCTCTGAGTTTGGCAGACCTAATAACCTAAACACCTTTGGAATTGAGATTAGACCGAGTGGCTCTATCTCTATGTATTACAACCAAGTCAATCTTGATAGACCTTTTACCATCGGGATAACTGGAGATACGACTAGAGGTGAATATACGCAGTATCGCTTTCAGAACGGATTGAGGACTTCTGAGCCTTTTAGCTACTCATACAATGGTAACTTATGTGTTACTAATCCATTGTCGAGTCCTAGCTGTCCTAATTACCAAGAAGCCTACGATGCCCAACAATGCGCTTTAAACGCTCTGTATCGACCTTCTTGTGCTGGGTATGAGCAAGCCTACTTCCAACAACAATGTAGCCTTAATCCGCTTTATAACAGCCAATGCGTAGGTTATGCACAGGCTTACTTTGACCAACAATGTCGATTAAATGGGTTATACGACAGGACTTGTCCAAACTATGCTGAAGCCTATGCCGAGCAGAATATTGCTAGACCAGCACCATCAGTACCACAAGTTCAGACCAGTTTTACAGGGGAAGTGACAGTTTCTACTCCTGTGATTGCAGACCCGATTGTTAATACTGTGGTGACAAGAAATGCTCAAACGACAAGTAGTGTGCAAAGAAATACTGAGCCTGTTAGTGAAAAGAAAGTTGAAACTAAAACTTCAGCCAAGAAAGAAATCGAAACAAAGAAGTCAGCACCACCTAATAATACTGCGAGCAAGGATGATACTCCGAAGGTTGTAGATACTTTTAAGTACGAGCAACCCATAGTATTAGACCCAAATTACAGAAAAATGGTAAGTAAACCTATTAGAGACAATGGTCGTGGTTTGTATTACCTAACGATTACTAGCGACAAACTTCATAGGGAATTAATAGATGAGCAATATAGAAAAAGAGATTAGCGTAGCTGGGTTTAGCTTCAAACTAACCAATAAGCTGATTGTTATGGTTATTTCTATAGCACCTGTAGTGGGTGGTGCTTTTTGGGGTGCTTTTGAGTTCTATAACGACTATATGTCTATGCGCCATGCTATCAAGAACTATGTCAGCCCTGACTTTACAGACTATGACAAGAAGATAGCCATTCTTGAAGAAAACACAGCCAAAGTAAATGATTACACAAGAGACATTAAAAACGACATCAAGAATGATGTGCGTAGGTTAGAAAAGATTGTCGAGCAAGTAGAAAGAGACAATAAACAGTTTAGTCGTGAGATTGACAAGGATTTACGAGATATGCGTAAAGAAGTCGATACCAAGATTAAACGAGCTTTAGATAACCCATTAAATGCAACTAAGGAGTAAAAATGCTGTCTCTCATTTCAACATTAGGTGGTTTGTTAGTTTCAGGTTTGCCTAAGCTATTGGACTTCTTCCAAGATAAATCTGACAAAGCCCATGAGTTAGAGATTGCTAAGATGCAAACTGAGCGTGAGCTACAGATGATGGAAAAAGGCTTCTTGGCTCAGGCTAAAGTAGAAGAAATCCGTAGCGACCAAATTATGATGCAGACCGATGCAGAAATGACTAAGGCTGCTTATGAGCATGACGCTAAGGTGTTAGAGAAAGCTGCACCTTGGGCTTCTACATTCGTAGCCACAGTTCGCCCATTAGTAACCTACTTGTTTGTTGCTGAATTATTCATTATCAATATCGGTATGGGTGTCTATATCTTTAATCATGGCACTATGATTAATAATGTCGATGATTTCATCAAGGCTACAGATATGATTTTTAGCGAAGATGAGATGGCTATGCTTGGTGCTATTATTGGCTACTGGTTTGGCTCAAGAGGTTGGTCTAAGAAATGAAAATAAGCGATAAATGCTTAAAGATGATTAAACACCATGAAGGAGTCAGGACTAAGCCTTACCAATGCCCTGCTCTTTTGTGGACTGTAGGGGTAGGTCATGTCATAGACCCTACTCATGCTAGAGTACCTATGGCAGAGCGTAAGGCTTTGCCTATTCCTAATGGATGGGACAGAACTTTGTCTATGGAAGAAGTAGACGATATTCTGCAAAAAGACCTAGCTAGATTCGTTTCAGGAGTGATTCGCCTATGTCCAAATACTGCAAACAATCAAAGCCATTTAGATGCACTAACAAGTTTTGCCTTCAATGTAGGGCTAGGGAATCTGCAAAGAAGCCAAGTCCGAATGAAATACAACCGAGAGGATTATGAAGGCGCAATGGATGAGCTACTAACTTGGAATAAGGCTGGTGGTAAGGTTTTGCGTGGCTTAACTATGCGTAGACAAGATGAGCGAAACTTGTTTTTCTCTTAAAAATCAATAATAATAACTAGGTTTACTACATCTAGGAAATCGCATGGCAGAACAAAAATGTACCGATGAAGAATTCGTAAGACTGTGGAATGAATTAGGTGGTGCTACTGCGGTAGCCAAATTCTTAAATATGACTGTAAGGGCTACACAGGCTCGCAGAAGTAGATTAGAGAAAAAGGGAATCCACCTAGAAGCAAGAAACCTACAAGGTAGAACAGTTCACTTTAATAGACAAGAAGTAGAAAACAAAGTTAGGGCTAGACTAGAAGAAACAAGGGTTAATGCTCGCAGAGGTATAGCCTTAGACGATGCCACAGTCTTTGTATTTTCAGACGCTCACTTTTACCCACAAGACTATACGACAGCTTTTAGAGCTTTGATTTATTTTATTAAAGAGTTAAAACCTGAAGTCATAGTATGTAATGGCGATGCTTTCGATGGTGCTATGATTTCTCGCCATGCTCGTATTGGGTGGGATTCTAAGCCTACAGTTATACAAGAGCTTGAAGCAGTCAAAGACCATCTAACACAGATTGAAGATGCTTCTAGGTTCAAGTCTAATTTCATTTGGACTCTAGGCAACCACGATGCTCGATTCGAGACATTCCTAGCTTCTCAAGCACCACAGTACGAAGGTGTATCAGGGTTTACCCTAAAAGACCATTTTCCACTATGGAAGTCTTGTTGGTCATACTGGATTAATGACGATACTGTGATTAAACACAGGTGGAAGGGCGGTCGCTACGCAGGGTCTAATAATACGACATTTGCAGGGACAAACATCGTTACAGGGCATACTCACCAGTTAAAGGTCGAGCCATTTACGGATTACAATGGTACTCGATATGGTGTCCAAACTGGGTGCTTGGCTTATCCTCATGGTGAGCAGTTCATAGACTATACTGAAGATAATCCGAAAGATTGGCGCTCAGGATTCGCTATATTAAACTTCCATCAAGGTCAATTATTAATGCCTGAGTTGGTACAGGTCTTTAATGAACAAGAAGGAACTGTGCAGTTCAGGGGTAAGGTCTACAAAGTATAGGGGTCAGAAATGAAGCTAACACCAGTAATTTTGAAAGAAATCTACGAAGTGTTGAGCATTTGTGAACCTTTTGATAAATGGAATATGCCCTATGCAGACGAGATTAAATTTGAAGTCACTCAGGATATGGACTGCATGGGGACTTATCTATATGACGATGGTAGCGATTTCGAGCATACTATTACTATTAGTGCTGCCCGTTGCGGTCATCTTGACACAGTTATACGCACTATGGCGCATGAAATGATTCATTGCTCTAGGCATGGCACAGTCACAGACGCTTGGCTAAAGCACGACAAAACCTTCAGGAACAGAGCTAAGAAAGTATCTCAAGAGATGGGATTTGACCCTTTAGAGTTGTAGCATATATTACACAAAATATACTTTAAGAAACAATCTTAATCATTCCACCTAGGTACATAGCAACCGCTACAGCTTCCACTACAAAGAGAGCGTGGTCTTTGGTATACACACCTACCATAGTCCAAAGAAAAGAGCCTACAAGCCCAAATAAGAGGTTTAAAGGGTATACATTTAGGCTAGTCAATCCTATGCCAGTTAAGCACAGAATCGTACCAGCCCATTTGTATACATTTAATCCCATTTAATGATTCTGTCCTTCTAATGGAACTTCTACTTCTTTCTTATCTTGTTCAGGTCTCCAGTTTTTCATTGTGTAATCAATCGCTTCTCTAATCTTTTGTAATTCTTCTTCAGGCATATTAAAGTCCATCATCTTCTAAATTCTCTATTGTATAAAAAGTTTCTCTGCAATTCGAGCATTGGTGTTTTCTTCTTACAAAAAAGCTATCTTCGCCTTCATGCCTAAACTGTCTTGTGTCTAGGCAGTAAGTTTTATATTGCTTCTGTTCTTTAGCATAGCACAAATGGCAAATCATTCCATCTACTCCAAAAAAAGTTATTAAGTTCTCAAAATCCATAGATTTACCTAAAGCATGATTTCCACCATCCACACTTACGCAGATGTGGAATAGTTACTTTTTTTCGCAACTATAGACAGTCGAGCCTACCCTGAATGTCTTGATTATTGAACAGTCTGCTTGGATATTATTGTAAGCAGCACCAGTACCTATAACATTTCCTATAGCAAACACAATTAATAACCAAATAATATTTTGCTTAATTTTTTCGATTGTTGCATCCCACAGTCTTTCTATTGTTCTACGCATTTCTTTCTCCATACCAAGCATTTAATAAATCGCTAAAGTTACTCTTTTCTTCCTTCTTCTTTGTCCGCTTGACTACATAGACTCGCTCTTTCTTTGGCGCTCTAGGCTTACGCTCTTTAACTTTACGCAATCCTAGCTCTGTCATCTTGGCAAATCTAATCTTATCTCGCTCTGCTCTCTTACGAATCTGCTCTCTTTGTAAGCTACCAACATACTTAGACTTATCTACAGATGGTTGGTCACCAAGAGCATAGACCCTAGACCATGTGTGTTTTTCTACTACATAGTCACAGATATACACTTGTTTCTCTTTCATGAGATAGCGCATCAGGTCACGACAAACATCTTCGTGCAGTTCTAGTTTATCCCTGATTTGTTTCGCAGTCTTGGGTGATTCTTTAAGCATCAAGATAATTGTTTGAAGCCTTTGTAAAGTCATGTCTGTTTTAAAACTTAGAGCCATATAAAAACCTATAAAGTCGGGCTACTCGCTGCGTCTGTGTTGCATCTACCAAGAATCCCTAGTAGCACAGCATCCGCTTTCGCCCTTATTCTTAATAACAGTTAGTCGTGCAGTTACCACCATAACAACAGGTCGTGCAAGTTACCATGCGACCACCTGAAGTTACTGTGTGAGTTGAACAATTAGCATAAACCAAACTGGCTGATGCTGCTAACCAAATACCAATTAATAGCTTTTTCATAGTTAATCCTTAGAATGGAACTTCATCTTCAAGAATAGGTGCTGATGTAGGATTCTGTCCGACTTCTTTCTTCTCTAAGTCAGAAAAGTAAATCCATCCATCAAACGGAACTGGCAAAGATTCAATCTTTAGCATCTCGCCTTTTCCTGTCTCCAATAAAACACCTACATTCACATAGCGAGTCTTTTCCTCGCCTTGTTTATTAGTATATGTACCAGCTTTCGCTTTTAGTTGCTTCTTAACACCCATTTACTTCTCCTTATTGCTTGGCAAAAATGCCATGATTAATAAACCTAAATTTTTCTATTGCTTTTGCTGCTTCTTCCAATGTTTGATAGACACCTAAGTAAACTACTTTTTTATCTACCCTACCTTGAACCTTCCACTTCTTAGTTAATTTGCACCAAGAAACACCTTTTACTCCTGATTTATTATTTTTATTTATTTGTCTGTTCCACGCATTTTGTTGTTTAGTTGCTTGTCTTAAATTTTCTATTTTGTTATTTAGTCTGTTATTGTCTATATGGTCTATAAATTCAGGCATATATCCATGAAACATCATAAAAATTAAACGATGTTCTTTATATAATTTTTTATTAATTACTATATGTCTATAGTTTTCTCCGTTTACACAACCTGCTCTTTTGTTATTTCTTTTTTTCCAATAAAGCTCTCCATCTCTGTATTCAAACAAAGATAGTAAAAGTTCTTGAGTGAGTGTAGAATCTTGGTCAGCCATTCAATACTCCTATATTGATGTGGTTAGAAATGCCTAGGCAAGTTGGTAGCTTCCTAGGCTTTTCGTTATTTTACACTAATCTCTTTCAATTTAGTTACTGTTTCGTCTACTTCTTGTAAGAAAGCAGACACTTCTTTCTCAAGATTCGCAATATATTCGTCATCTCGCTCAACACGAATAACAAACAACTGCAAATCTTCAGGAAGCCTTGGGTCAAATGAGACAAAATCACACCACTTACGACCTGTGACGGACATCTGTGTCTGCATCTGAGGAATATACTTGCTTGGTGCTTTACCAGCTATTAGCGTCTCTACTGCTGTCTTAGAGTTAGGACATTTAATCTCAATGAGACCTTCATCTCCTACTAAGCCATCAGGTGAGCAACCGAACATCTGAATACTGGCATGGTCTATAAACCCTACTTCTTCTACAAATGAGCCTGAATGAGCTTCATAAGCCATACGAGCTAGAGGTTCTGTATCAGTACCCCATTGCATAGCATCATTCATAAAAGTTTCTGTAGGGCTTCCAGTTAGTCTTTCAACAACCAACTCTGTAAGATAATTTGCTCTTGAAGCACTAACACCAGTCTTTGTCTTTGCTAAGACATCGGCAACTCGGCTCGCTGTAACCTTGCCTAAACGAGCCTTGTACCATTCATCTGTTCTCTGTTCCACTATCTACTCCCTAGCCAGATAATCAAACCTACCAAACCTACACCGAGTAATAAACCCAATAGTAGAACAAAACTAATCATCAACATTTTGCATTTCTTTCAAAATGTCTGCGAGTTGAGTAGAGTATTTAGCACACTCTCTAGCACAGTTCTCTGCTGTAGCCCACTCGCCTTTGAGACAGTAATTATGCAACATTCTTACTTCTGCTTGCAAATTAATCCATACATTCGCATAATCTTTATCGTAGTCAATCACTTACTTCTCCTTAAAATGGTTGATTGGTGTTGTTTCAAAATCTCTAGTGGTGCTGCTAATCGCTTTACTTGATTAGATGGGTGGCAACACCATTTCTCACCCATTTCCTTAATAATCGCTTTAGACTTGGCTAGGTTGTAATCAGGCATAAAGTCATAGACTGCTTGATAGCGACCTGAGTTCATCATTTGACGAATAAGGTTGATGTCATTGTCTGTCATTGTTCTCTCGCTTTCATCATTGCATCTGCCATTTCATAAGCCCAAGCTGCTGCTGTTTTGTAATCTGAAGCCACATTTGGGTCAGTCCAGTAAGCTTGCATAGCTTTTGCTGCAAAGTAATCTCTTAAATCCATGCCACCAACAGCTATCATTTGTTTATATGGTTCTTGCCATTCATAAGTTGGAAATGCTTTCATTGCAACTGTGCCTTTCTATCTTCTTTAGCTTGATTAATCTTGGCTAATGCTTCTTTGTCTTTCTGTGCGACCTTATAGGCATAGGCAAAGTTCTTCTTCAGTTCTTCCATGTCTTTAGATAGCACAATCATTTCTTCTAGCTCTGTAGAATCTACTGAGCCTTCTGATGGAATATCCTCTCCTGCATATATATACAGACCGATACCATGTAATGCGATTGCCTTGGCTAAAGCTCTTTGCATAGCTGTATTGACTGCAAAAGCATCAGGGTTAGGAATAGCTTTATTGCGATAGTCCATAACTGGCAACTGAGCAGTCATCTCTTTGCCAAACGCTTTGACTGTGCAGAACACCATCAATGTTTCTCCAAACTTAGCTGGCTCTTTGTATTCCCATGTGGCAGATGGGTCTTGTTGTAGCAACTGGTCTACAGCCCAAGCCCATGATAAGTAAGACAGACCATTCTTTTTCTCGATATGGTTGCTCACATCAATCTTGCGTAGTTCTAAATATTTACTCATGTTTTCTCCTTAAAACCTAATTATCAAAAACCTAACTTACTGCTTACTTACAACCTGTTAATTCTCGCTCTGCCATGACTTCTAACCAGTCTAGGACTTCTGAGTAAATAATGCGACCTAACTGGTGAGTATCTCTGTTAGCCAAAGCATCTTCAATCTCTGCCTTCTTCTTGTAGAGAATCTCGTCACTAAGCGCTTCCATGAAGTTGTCGATATTGTCAATGCGATAAGTAGTTCTCATAAGCTCATCGTGTTGCTCATGGAAATCTTCTTCTGCTTGGCATTGTTGTTGGAATGGTTGCTCTAACCAAGAATCGTAGTTCATTGTCATCTCCTTAACCTAAAAACCCAAAAGCCCACAAAATCATAGGCACACTAAAACACAAACCTAAAAACACACCGCCTAAAATATCTTTCATGTTGCTCTCCTAAAAAACCTGTCTGAACCTGTATATTGCACTAGAATACTTACACGAAACTTACAACACACAATTATTTTCTAGGTGTTTACCCTATGTATGCTGAATGGTTAGCCTGATGTTATAATTATTACATGAACAAGCCAACCACTTCCAAAAAATTAGCTTCTTCTCTTGAGAATTTAAAGAAAGCTAATGATGTAAATAAATCTAAAAAATTTGGCATATGGAGATGTAAGACTTGCAATAAAGAAGCAAGAGCTACTGTTCATCAATTAAGGAAAACTTACTGCTCTAGTGCTTGTATGGCATTAGATTATAAAACAAGGCTTTCAGGAGAAAACAATCCACGCTATAAAAATGCTGCTGAAAAAACCTGTTTAAGTTGTGGCAAAATTTATAAAAGTTATCAAAAAGACAGAAAATTCTGCTCGCATGAATGTTATAACAAGGAAAATTTTCATTTGAGAACATACGCTAAAAAAGATGCAAACCACAATATGTTGGTAGAAATATTGCAGTCTGGTGGTGCAAGCGTTAAAGATATGTCAAAAATGGCTGGTGGATTTCCTGACATCCTTGTATGGTATTTAGAAGAATGGCAT